AGTCGCTGTTAGCGATACCATTGCCAATGGAAGACGTTGCGCCAAAAACGCCGTTACTACCAGCGTTGTTTGATTCTTGAAAGCACCACTGTTCTTGGTTCTCAAGCAGCATAGCGGTTGTCTTATAGACGTGTTCGTTCTGGATAGCAGGAATCGAGTTCGAGCTATAGTCCAGCACTTTACGCCATTTAGCGACTGCGCGTTGCATTTTTGAGCCATTTAAATCAGTTTGCGGGATATTCATATATATTTGATTTTCTATTCACATTTGTTCAGGAATTAATTCCTCATAGTGCGGGGTGGAAATTATCTTCTGAATTCCATCGTTTGAAGGACACTCAGATAAGGATCATTCTCCTCTACATCATTATTTACCTTTTCCGTGATGATTTTTTGATTTTTCACGAAATCTGGCTTATGTTTACGATTTTGGAGAGCTTCTTCCTTGATTACTTCAAGTTGTTTTTTCTCTTGTTTTTCAAAGAGACGAACTGTGTAATCGAAATTTTCTTTGATAAAAGTAAGAGACTTGTCACCAAGAGCTTTCTTGATGAAGTTCTTTTTAGATTCAGGATACTTGGAAGTCTTACCTTCGATGAAAAGTTTAACTTGTGTGTTATTCTTTTCTTCAGTGATAGATTTAAGATTGCTCTTCAAAGAAGCGTTCTCATTACGAAGTTTATCCAATTCATTTTTACCTTGTAGAATTGCATCGGACACAGATTCTTTCATGACAGCAGAATCAATTGCAAACACTTTGCGAAGATTTCCCAACACGTTCATAGCGGTTTTATTCTTAACTGCTTGCTCAATATCTTTAGCAGGAATGGATTCACTCAAAAATTCTTCCAAATATGCACTAACAGATTCAGTGAGTTGTTTTTTAAATCTAATTAGATCAACTTGCTGTTCTCTTTCGTATTTCTTAACAACTTTAACTAATTTGGTAGTCTTATCTTTATCAAAAGCTTCCATCAATTTTTTCATTTTGATAGAACGATCTTGATCGAGAGACTCCATAACCGTTTCCAATTTAGTAGCATACACTTCATCCTGTTCAACCAATGCAGCTTCAACTGCAAGATCTACTTTAGCTTCCAATGCTTTTTGGATAGCACTAACGGATTCGTCGGAAAGACCGAGACTTTTTTGAACATCTTCAGAGAAAAGATTCTGTTTGTTTTTCTTCATAATATTATTTAGAGATTTGATATAATTTTTTTAACTTTAGAATAAAGGTTTTTCAATTTCTTGAGAAATTTTTTCTTGAATCTTGCGATTGATGGTATCTTTCAAATATTTATGAGCCTTTGCATGATCTTCAGTCATGATAGCTTCAATAAATTTGATGATAGATGCTGATTCTCCGAGTGTTTCTTTAAGTTTTTTCTGAAGTCCTCCTTTCATTTCCATTTTTTGTGGAGGAGGTAATTTTTTACCTTTATTTTCTTCGCGCATACGCCTCAGATCAGCTTTTTTCACTTCGCTCGTTTCACCTTTTTTAAATTCAGCATCTTCTTCAGGTGGTTTACGAGCATAAGAACCTTTACCTTTTTCGGCTTTATGTTTCTGAGTGGTAGGTGCAAATGGTTTGCGGTCTTTTACTTTAGGACCATCAAAAGTAACTTTACCGTCTTTTTTCATATCTTTGGATATTTTACGCATATTATTATTTAGATACTATTGATAAATTTTATGATTTGTTGACGGAGATACGACTCGATATCATGTTTTGGAAGAGTTTTAATGGTCTTTTCAAAATTTTCATATACTTCTTCAAAAGAACCGTCTTGTTCAACAACGTATGTTTTACTTTCCAAAATACCATTAACGAATGCTTTTGGATAAGATGGATCTGCAACAGCATCAATAGCTACCAAGTGCATATTTTGAACTAGATTGTAATCATTATTTTCCATCAATTGTCCCAATGCACGAGTGGACATACCGACTTTAACACCATCATTGATAAGCGCACGGAGGATCTGACCAGTAGGTGTTGACAAGACTTTCGCTTTACCAACAAAATAATCATTAACTTCAGTCAATTCTGTTACCAAATGGCAAGCTCTCTCCAGATTAACATCAGCACTAGTAGGGTGATTCAACTCACCCATCGCTCTACCTGGAAGAACCATCTCATTGATATATCTTTGAACTTCAGTTCTCGTATCATCAAGTTTATACATTCTTTTATTTTTATTCACGCTATTGCAACCGATGAACGGTCCTTTAACATAAAGATTGGATACACTATTTCGATTTGATTGCTCTTCGATAACTTCAAAGTTATCAAACACATCAGGATTTTCTGCGATTAATTTAAGTTTCAACGCCATAATATTATTTATGTTTAATGATTGTAAATTCTATTAATTTAATTCTTTTTCTGTAATAATAATAAAATCCATGCCATGCTTCTTCGCGAATTCTCTAGCAAAAGACCATTTATCACAATTATTCTTCCATGCTACTTGCTCATAAAGTAAATTAGATTTCTTTTTATTTTTAGTAGCCTTCGGTTCTTGGGTTTGTTTCCAAGGTTTAACTTCTATAAGATATTTTTTAATTTTATCTCCTTCTTTTATTTTTACGTAAGAATCGATAAAATACTTACGATTTTTCCGTTGAAGACTATCAAAATAAGGAATAGCAAATTCTTCACTATTCCATTCCAAAACATTCACATTATTATCTGCCCATCGAAACAATTTTAATTCTAAACCAGATCGAAAAATTATATTATCCAATTTACCAATATATTTGGAAGGATTTTTGGGAGCATAAAATCCTTGTTTAAATCTCGAATCTTTTTTTAAAGGTAGATTACCCATTACTGTATCATTGGCTCTTCGACAATAACTTCTGATTCAATGACATCTAATACTGGTGGCTCTAGAACTGGATTTAGATCTATGATAATCTCTGGTTCAGGTGTCGCCACTACGGGTATGTTATAAGTAAAACATTCTCCATCAAAACCATATCCTTCTGGCATTGCAACAGGCACACGCACAGTGTGTTTTGTTTTCGCCATTTGATAATTAAGAGCAGTTCCAATTTCTGTATTGGAAGCGAATCGTGCTAATGTTTTAGGAACACTTTCGTTTAAAGATGCGATGATCGTTTCAGGCTGTCTGCCCCAAAATAATCTATAGCATTCCTCCAAGGTTACTACAGCATGGTAGATACCTTTGATTGCTCGTTGTGTTAGGAATTTTTCATATTCCTGTGATGTCATTTCTTCGTCTATTTGTTCGTTCATATGTTTATAGTGAGGTTACTGCTTCCCAAGCGGTTGTGAATACATTGAGTTTGTTCGTATCCGTGTTGTAAATCATCAACCCTGCTGGTACGGACGTAATTGCATTGCGTTGCGCTGTTGTCATGCGAGGGGGGAGAAACCCTTGTGTTGTTGAATCAACTTGCAGCTTTGCTTTAGCGTTTGGAGATACCACTCCAACTCCAACTCCCGCTTTTCTGACTGCAAGCAAAGACTCGTATGCTGCTCCATTGTAATACTGATAGTTCCAACCAGTAAACTCTGTTGGTGTTGCGAGAGTGGTATAAGTGTTGTTAGAGTACTCAAATGCAGTAAATTGGACGAGTCCAGCATTGCCGAAGCTGTTGTCGTTTTGCCCTATAGTCTGATATGTTTTAAGATAACGACTACCCATACGGGTCTTAGTTATAAGCCCTGCGTTCTTACCTGCTGAGTCATCTGTGGTATGACAGATAACATAAATAGGTGCGTCACTGCTAGTGCCTGTGCCGAATACGTTAAACTTACCTAAGCTACCATCACCACGGGTAGTTCCTCCTATAGTCATATACACCGCAGAACTTGAGAACCCTTGATAGAGTGCTTGATTGCCACTGAGCGTTTGACTAACAAAAGTGCCAGTGTTGTTACGAGTTACGTTGCCAGCACTTGATACGGTTAGGCTAGTGTAGTTTGCGGCATCATAGCCGATTCGCATTTGTTCTGTCAGCGCGATTGTGTGCAGAGTCGCTGATGGAGTAGCTGTGCCGATCCCTACATTGCCACCGCTAGGTTGTAGATTAACATAGCTCGTTGTCCGTGTGGCGTTTGTTGTGCCTTGCAAAGTCAGGTCATCGTTAGCTGCAATGCCGCCATTGATTTGTGCTATTGTCGGAGTCGTGATGGTTGGTGATGTCGCAAAAACCAAGCTACCCGTCCCTGTTTCATCTGTCACCGCCGCTAGTAAATTTGCACTTGTGGGAGTAGCTAAAAATGTCGCTACATTTGTTCCTGGATTATAGTTAGTCGCTGTGACTGGAACAGTCAATGCCACACTTGCACCAGCATTAAGGTTTGCTAATGCTGCTCCAGTTTCTAGGGATCTTGATGTGATTTTAGTTGTTGCCATATTTTATTTATAATAATTAACTTAGTTCTGTAATTTCCATATAACTGTTAGCGTTCAATCCTGCTGTTTCTACACCAGCAGGAACACGCGCCCCCCACATTACAGTTACGTTACCTGACGCTGTTGGTGTTAAAATAACCTCTGAAATTGTGCTTAGATTCTGCCCGTTCTGGTTGACCGAGTTTGTCAGCGATGTTGAGGTTGATGGCGTAATCGTTGAGTTGCCGCCACCGTTTGTAAAGTGACCTACGGTATCGCTTCCGCTTGCTGTGATACCAGGGTGGTCAATGCGTAAAACCATCCCAACTGTCGCGGTTGAATTTTTGGTTAGCGAATGAACTTTAATGCGATATGTCACGCCGCTGACGACTGACAAAACTAGTGTGTCATCTGCTACCATAGATGAGCTTGTTCTTGTTGCAAGA